GAGCAAACGCAAGAAGGCTGGGCTGTGATGCCTACCCCGCCGCACGCATCTGAAGGCCCAAATTATCATTTCATTTGCCGTGCTCATGCCTACGCGATTGACCCTGCGGTGGCCAAAAACCTACTTTCGCATGTGATTAAGTACGGTATTGCTGTGCCTTTAGACATTTTGATTCGTGCTGATATTTTCCCGATTCATCAAATGGGCGTGTACGCTACAGACGCACTTGATAAGACTGAGACAACCATCCTTGGACGCCCCAAGCATGGCCGAAAAACTGACCGCAACGATAAGTTAGCCGCATGAAAAAAATTCTGATCATGGGCCTGCCAGGAGCAGGCAAAACCTTTATGGCTGAGGCTCTCAAGAAGCGCCTGGAAGCCAGCACTGATGTTCCCGTTGAAGCACTAGCGCAGTGTGAGGTGGTGCCAACTTTTTATCGCCCCAGCGTCAAATGGTTCAATGCTGATGAGGTTCGCAAGAAGTATAACGACTGGGACTTTAGCCATGAAGGGCGCATTCGCCAGTCCTTGCGCATGGCTGAGTTTGCCATGACTGCCAATGCTGACTATGTGATCTGTGACTTTGTAGCACCCTTGCCTGAGATGCGTCATAACTTCAAGGCTGACTGGGTGATCTGGATGGACACCATCGATCAGGGTCGCTACGAAGACACCAACAAAGCTTTTGTACCACCTGACTTATACGACTTTCGTATTACCGAGAAAGACGCTGATAAATGGTCTGACTTTATTGCTGATCACATCTTGAATGACCGTCGCAGGCCACGCTTTGACTGGAAGAAAGAGACCGTTCAAATGCTTGGACGCTGGCAACCTTGGCATCCTGGCCATCGCAAACTGTTTGAGCGTGCCATTGCCAAGACAGGTCAGGTAGTCATTCAAATCCGCGATTGCCAGGGCTGGAACGGGTCCAATCCTTTTGCTGCTGAGCAGGTCAAAGACTTCATTAGGCGCGATCTTGATCCTTTGTATCAAGGCCAATATGAGATCCAGCTAGTGCCCAATGTTGTAAACATCACCTATGGCCGTGATGTGGGCTACAAGATTGAGCAGGAAGTGTTTGATGATGCGACGCACTCCATCTCAGCCACCAAGATCCGCGAGAAGATGGGGCTAAAGTAAGTGCTCAATAAAACGGTATTGCCTGCGCTGTTTCAGCCCTTTCATTGCAGTGACTTGCAACGATTGGGCAAACCCCATGATGGGGGCTACCTTGTCAATAAGCACGATATACGCAAGAGCAATACGCTTGTGAGCTTTGGTGTGAATGATGATGTGTCATTCGAGAAGCAATTTGTAGGTTTACAAGAGTGCCTTGGCTATCTTTATGATCGTGAAAGCAAAATTGATCATGCCAATGATCTAAGACTACAAATTATTAAGAAGCATGTGGTACGAGATGTCAGCATTCAAGAGGTGTTTGAAGGCTTAGACCAAGTGTTTTTGAAGTGCGATATTGAAGGTGACGAGTATTTTTTGCTGAACTACTTGATCAGCCACTACAAGCAATTCACGGGTGCTGTGATTGAGTTTCATCAGATTGAGAAGCAAGAGCGCTTGCAGCAAGTAGCCAACTTTATTGCCAAATTCAGGCTTCCCCTGGTTCACATCCACATCAATAACTGGTTCTTTTACAGGCTGCCTGATATCTCTGCGCCATCAGTGATTGAGTTGACATTTAGCTCTTCAGAAAACTTATCTTACAAACCCGATCTAAGCTTTCCTCACGCTTTAGACATGCCAAACAACCCTAACAATGCGGATTTTGATATCCGCTTTATGGGGGCGATATGAAGGTCTCAGTTATTTTTCACGACCATATCCAAAACAGCCTGCACAGGATTGTGACGGAGCATGGTCATCCTAAAACGGTCATTGAAATTGGCGTGTTTGAAGGCGCAACGACTTTTCAAATGGCTCAAGCCTTAGCCTCGCCTGACTACAAGCATTACGCGGTTGATCCTTTTTTGCCCGTTGAAAATTTGCGTGAGGAAGTAGTTAACGAGGCAAAGGCTCAGTTCATGGAAAACCTCGTTAACTTTCCATGCGTTGAACTCATTGAGAAAAATTCGTTTGATGGCTTAATCGAGCTTTGGCGGCGTGGCGTCAAGGCAGATTTGATTTATGTCGATGGCTCACACTTTGCTAAGGATGTACTTGCCGATGCGGTGCTAGGGTTTGAATTGCTTAAAATTGGTGGCGTCATGTTGTTTGATGATGCCGTCAGTTGGCGTTACGGCAGCGCCGCTGATGAAAGCCCAAAGCTTGCAATTGACAGTTTTATTCAATGCAATTGGTCGCGTATGCGTGTGCTTGAAATGCCCAACGGCTACCAAGTAGCTATTAAGAGGATGGCATGATCCCTAAAATCATTCACATAGCCTGGAATGACAAGGAGGTGCTCAAGAGTGATGCGCCTCTCATCAAGCATGGCCTTAAAAAGCTTGTTGAACTCAACCCTGATTGGGACTTGCAGATCTCTGACAATGCTGACATTGAGGCCTACTTGCAAGAGAAAATGGCTGAGGACTATGAGCTTGCTCAACCCTTGCATATCGTAGCCAAGACCGATATCTGGCGTCTTTACAAAATGTTCTTAGAGGGTGGCCTTTACATTGATATTGACAGGCTTTGCAACATGCCCCTGTCAAAACTAATTGACGATGACACTCGGCAAGTTTTGCCGACATGCCGCAACCATGATTTCTCGCATGACTTCATGTTGAGTGCGCCACACAATCCGATCTACCGATCTGCTATCAGGCACTGGCTTGGCCGTCGCAAGCTTGGCGCTGACAGCATTTATTTCCTGGGCGCGCAGACTTACATGCATGCCATCACGGAAACGCTCTTTGGCGGCATCATTGATACCAATCCAGGTGAGGAAGTGATGCAGCAAATGCGTGGTGCTGTGAACATGGTTCAAGGCCTGAAATGCATCATGGAAGTGCCACCGCATCGGACCGTCATTCACGAGGGTTTTGCAGGCAACTGGGAGCAAATGAAGCGCGACTTCTACGCTCAGAATGGTTTGCGTCATTGGACTGGAGAATGGTGATTAATCATGAGCGACGATTTGGATAAGCGACTGTCAGTGCATGAGGCCATTTGTGCGCAGCGCTATGAGCAAATTGAAAAGCGACTGAAAGATGGCAGCACACGCATGCGGCATATTGAGATCTTGCTGTACATCACGATTGCCGCGGTCCTGCTTGGGCTAGGTGTCGCGGCCATGTTTGTCAAGAAACTTTTGGGGATATGATGGATGACAAAACCCATGAGCTAGCAGTCCTCAAAGAGCAAGCCAAAATCAGGCTTGAAGAGCTAAAGGCCCAAGACTCTGCCAAGGAAGTTGCTGGCAAAGCGATTGGCGAAGATGGTTTGCTTTATATCTTCCTGATTGTGCTTGTGGGTGTCGGTGCGTCCCTCTTTTTAGAAGGCGAGAAAATTGCTGCTGTTATGGGGCTGCTTGGTGCTTCACTTACTGCACTTATTCAAATGCTGAATGGCATTGCAGGCACTGCGCCAAAGCAGGAAAAGCCTGAGTTTGAAGTCATTAAGGACTTGATCACACGCCTTGACAAGCTTGATCGTGCCGAGCCACCCATGCAAGTGGATGTTGAGGGCAGCAAAGTAACAGTCAAGAAGGGTGCCGACATCGTAACGGCTAGGGGTAACCATGTTTGAATTACTCGGTGGTGGTTTGCTTGGCTCCATCTTCGGGGGCTTGTTCAGGCTTGCGCCGGAAGTCTTGAAGTTCTTGGACAAAAAGAACGAGCGGCAACACGAGCTATCCATGTTCCAACTCCAGACCGATCTGGAGAAGATGCGGGGCGAGTTCAAGATGGAGGAGAAGTATGTTGACTACTCTATCCAGCAGATGGACACGATTAAAGAGGCATTTAAAGAGCAGGCCCAGACCGCAAAAGAGGCTGGCTGGTTCGCTAGCTTTATCACTGCTGTTACCCGCCCCGGTCTTACTTGGATTGCATTTGGCGTATACGTGGCTGTCAAAGCTGCTGGTCTGACGATTGCCTTCCAGACCAACGCTAACTGGGCTGAAGTCCTAACCAAAAGCTACGACGAGGATGATTTTGCCATGCTGAACATGATGCTTACGTTCTGGTTTGTAGGACGGTCTATTGAGAAATACAACAAATCGTGAAAGAGGCAAAGAAGCTTTGCAAAGATGTACTGATCAAGCCCTTTGAAGGGTTAGCAAAGCGTTTGCCTGACGGACGTGTAACAGCTTATCCTGACCCCGGAACCCGTGGTCACCCTTGGACAATTGGCTGGGGAGCTACTGGCCCTGACATTAATCCCGGCACGGTCTGGACGATTGAGCAATGCGAAGATGCGCTGGATCACCACGTTGAATACTTTCTCAGGGGGCTTTTTAAGATGTCCCCCAAACTTCAGACTGCGTTGCCAAGACGCATTGCCGCCGTGACAAGCTGGGCTTACAATTGCGGCTTAGGGAACTATCGGGTTTCCACGTTCAAAAAACGTGTTGATTCGGGGGACTGGGACGGTGCAGCCGAGCAGTGTTTGCTCTGGAACAAGGCTGCGGGTCGCGTTCTTCCTGGTCTCACGCGCCGCAGGGCGGCAGAAGCTGCATTGATGAGGTGAAACATGGCGGTGCAGAAGAAGGCCATCGGCGAAGCAATTAAACAATCGTATGCCAAAGGCGGCATGGCTGCGTGCCCTGTTGCCACGGTTGATATTCACGTCAACCTAAAGAACCGTAATAACGCCATCAAAGAGTATGGCTATGGGCCCTTGAACCCTGAAGAACCGTCCAAGGACTTTTGGGATAAGAAAGCCAAGATGTGGGGCATCTCGATTGAAGATGCCCAAACAGCGCGGTGCGGCAATTGCGCCGCGTTTATTCAGACCCCAGCGATGCTGGCCTGCATTGAAAAAGGCATTCACGCCGAAGACGCCCAGGAAACGGGCATGGAGCTTGAGAAGGATGTCGTTAAACGATCTAACTTGGGCTATTGTGAACTCTTTCATTTCAAATGCGCCGGAGCAAGAACTTGCGACGCATGGCTGGTCGGGGGTCCAATTAAGTAATGCCATTACTACGACTATTCCTCAAGCCAGGAATTGACAAACAAAACACGGAATACGGCGCTGAAGGCGGATGGATCGATGGCGATTACATCCGTTTTCGCTATGGCCTGCCTGAAAAACTAGGTGGTTGGACGTGGTTCAATGAGCAAGCGCAGTACCTCATTGGTATGGTCAGCGATGTGCTTACATGGAATGATCTGGGTGGTCTACCTCACCTGATCGTTGGCACCACACGCAAGCTCTATGCTTTTTATGGCGGCACGTGGTACGACATTACGCCCCTTCGTGAAACGACAGCCCCTGGAGCGGTAACCTTTGCAGCTTCGACAGGCAGCGACATTGTTACGGTCACGGATACCTCGCATGGTGCAATCGTTGGCGATTTTGTTACTTTCAGTGGCGCAGTCAGCCTGGGTGGCAATGTCACAGCAGCCTACTTAAACGCTCAGTTCCAGATTCAAACCGTGCCCACAGCTAACACCTACACCATCAAGGTGGGGGTCACCGCCAATGGCAGTGATTCAGGCAACGGTGGCGGTGCTGTGGTTGGCGCTTATCAGATCAACGTGGGATCCGATCAATCCTTTCAAGATCTTGGCTGGGGCACGGGAACCTGGGACCTTTCGACTTTCGGCACACCGCGACCTGCCTCTGCCTCACTTACCTTGAGCTCGCGAGTGTGGCAGTTTGATAACTTCGGTGAAAACATCGTCTGCCAGCTTGTGCAAGGAAAGGCCTACCTATACGACGTCAGCAGCGTGGCGTCACGCGCTACACTGCTAATTGGTGCGCCTACCAAAACAACCTTCTCGTTAATCTCCACGCCTGATCGACACATGGTTTGCTTGGGCACGGAGTCCACGGTTGGTGATCCAACGACCTTCGATCCCATGTTTGTGCGCTTTTCAAACCAGGAAGACATCAATACAGCAGGGTCGTTTGTTGAGTCGGCAACCAACACAGCCGGTGGTCAACGGCTCACGGACGGTACGTTCATCATCAGCGGCATTCGCTCACGCGGACAGATTCTGATCTTCACCAACAGCGCATTGCACGGCATGCAGTATGTAGGGCCTCCGTACACCTTCAGCTTTCAGCAGCTTGGCGCGAACTGCGATTGTGCAGGGCCGCATGCAGCGGTAGACGTCAACGGCGTGGCCTTTTGGATGGGCATCAATGCCTTTTACATGTTTGACGGTACGGTCAAGAAGCTTGCCTGCACGGTCCAGGACTACGTGTTCAAGGACATTGAGTTCCGGCAGTCCAATAAGTTTCACGCAGGCGTGAACTCCCAGTTCAATGAGGTCACATGGTGGTATTGCTCTGAAGGATCGGATCAGATCGATCGCTTTGTGACTTATAACTATCTCGAGAATGTCTGGTCCGTGGGCAGTATGGCACGCACCGCCTGGAATGATATCGGTACTTACAACTACCCTGTAGCTGCTGAATACCTCAACGCCAGCACCGAAACACCCGTAGATGGCACGATTTACGGACTGACCGCTGGCAGATCGGGGATCTATCTACAAGAGGTGGGCGTGAACGGTGTGGATGGCGACAGCCAAACGGCCATCGCGTCTTACATCAAGTCAGGCTACTTTGACATTGGCGACGGTGACCAAGTCATGTACATGCGACGATTCATTCCTGACTTTAAGAATCAGGTCGGTGATCTGACAGTGCATTTGCTTTTGCGGTACTACCCGCAAGAGACCGCCAATCCGAGTTCCTTGGATCCTTATGTCATCACACCCACAACCAACAAGGTCGACACCCGTGCGCGGGGCAGGCAGATTAGTCTGAGGATTGAGAGCGATCAAGAGGACGATAACTGGCGCTACGGCACAATGCGCGTCGACATCCAACCTGATGGGTTGCGATGAGCAAGATCACCAATGTTCGACTGCCTAATGCTTCGCCGCAATACAGCCAGGAGCAGTTCAACCAATTAGTGCGATCGCTTGAGCAGGTCATTCTGCTGCTCAACAGCACCTACGGATCCGTCTCTGATCAAAACATCTCAGGCGCACAGTCTTGGTTTAACGGAAGCCCTGGGCGTGCAGGGCAGTCGGGCTCGCAAGGGGTATTGCTGCCCTACGGCGCATTCCAAGACGGCACGGACCAAGTAGCAGGATCCACGACTTCTGATTATGCCGTCAGGCTCGATACGACGGACTACACCAACGGTGTCTACATTGGCTCACGCACGGCAGTCTTCACGGGTACGATTGATGACGGGACACCCCCTGGCGCGGGGACCGTGCTTAACGTAACAGCAGTCACTTCAGGAACCATTGAGCTTGGCATGCAGTTAACAGGCACGGGCGTGACCGCTGGAACACGGATCACGGCCTACGGAACAGGAAGCGGTGGCACGGGCACTTACACGGTAAACACGTCCCAGGAAGTGACAAGCACCACAATCACTGGTGATCTTCCCTCAAAGATTACGGTGGACTATGCGGGTCTTTATAACCTGCAATTTAGCTTCCAGTTTGTCAACACCGATACGCAGATCCACGATACGGATGTATGGTTTAGGAAGAACGGCACCGACATCGCTAGCAGCAATAGCCGCTTTTCTATTCCTAATAGTCACGGTGGCGTAGATGGTCATTTGATTGCCGCGCTTAATTTCTTCTTGGACATGGATCCAGGAGACTTTGTTGAAATTATGTGGCATACAGATGATGTTCAGGTATTGATTGAGCAACTGCCCACCGCAGCCTCTCCGACGCGTCCCGCAACGCCTTCTGCCATCGTCACGATGTCATATGTATCTTCTTTGGTGTAGCCATGGCCAATAAATATCTTCGCAAGAACGTCATCCCGTCCGCAGCCACAGAGACTGAGTTTTATGTGGTGCCGACGGCCAACACGGCCATCTTGCGCTCATTACGAGTGACCAATGCTAACGCTACACGCACCACAATTACGATTTCCCAGTACGACGCAGGCAGTGCAACCGAGCATTTTTTGTTGAAGTCTTATCCCCTGCCGCCTAATACGACCTTTGATGTGTTCAACGGTGTGCCCTGCGTGTTACTGGAAGGTGATGAGCTTGCTGTTGAATCGTTACTTTCAGACTGCCACTTCTATCTTTCCTATGTAGAAGTGGACAGGAACTAGCGTGATCCGTCATAATTCCAGCCATCTTTCGCGTCCTTTCCAGGCGCGCGGTCCATGGACCATGGCTCAATCGGAAAGGTACTAACATGGACGAAATGCAAGGCGTAATGGCGCTCCCCGAAGCTCAAGGTGCAGGGATGCGGCCCGAGGACATGGCGTTGATCGAACAGATCCGCCAAAACGTGCCTCGTCAAGAGATTACTCAGGAGTTCCTGGCAGCAGGCGAGCAGGCTGACCCCCAGGCTGTGGCCGAGTTTAAACAAGAACTCGCAGGTCTTGAACTTACGCCCGATGAGTTGAACAAACTCAATACGATGGTGGATGCCATCCTTGCTGCACCGCAAGATTACGCCAGCTTACGGCGCGCTTATCTTGCCGAGGGCATGCCCGAAGATCTCTTGCCTGAGCAGTTCGATCCGGCATTTTTTGCCGCTTTGAACATGGCGATCGACACGATTGCCATGAACCCCGGCTCACGGCCCCCGATGGCCATGGCCATGGGCGGGGTGGCAGATCTTGCTG